TTCGTTATGCGTTCCAGTGACAGCCTCTGGAACAACTGCAGCCGCCTCATGCGCCACAAAGCCGTCAACTGTTCTTTCAGCATCAGCAATAAAATTAAAACGACGTGGCTGTAGCTGTTTAACACGGTTGATCGCACCATCTAAATCAACAATGTTTTCCTTAAGTCGATAATCAGATGAAGTGTTATATGCAGTGTTAGACGCAGTAACAGCAATATTGCCGACGACTGTAGTGTTTCTTTTAAGCTCAATAGCGATACCATTATCACTATGCCGCTCAACAATCATCGGGATGTTACCCGTGCCAGTTGAAGTAGCGGCAAAGTAAGAAGTAAAGCCAGTTGAGCCAACCGTAAGGGCAGCGGCAGTTCTAGGCGAAAATTCTTTGATATTTACGTTGCCATTGTTATCAACCGTGACGCGCTGCGTTCCACCAGTGCTAATCCCGACAGTATCCGTGCCAGCAAGGAATACTCCGTTTCCAGCGTCCGAGGCGAAACTCAGTGAGGGCGCGGCTGCCGTTCCATCAGGCAACGTGCGGAACAGGTTGGTCGCTGTGATCTTATGTGTTTCGTCCGCGCTTACGTCAACAGCAACCAGCAGGTCGCTACCATCCAACGCTGTGATTGGATCCAACTCGGTCAGCTTGATATTGGCCATAGCGCTTTACGTTTTAATGACGTACAACAAAACAACGTTACGCGGTCTTGACCCGTCTGTAGACCCATCATTGGCCACACTTACAGAGGTGCTAGCCGTAAGGGTTTGATCGGTAGTCCTGCGGATATAAGATGTTCCGGAATTAGAGCTACTTGCGTCGTAAGTAAATGAAGCAACTGCACGATCTGTCCATCCGCCTGCATTGTTAGCGGCAGCACCAATCGCGTCATCGCCAGGGAATAGGTGATTGTGCGCTGACGGGCTGATGCTTGTAGTAGCTGTAGCAATGTGATTGTGCTGGGCGTTTTGACTGGCCTGAACGTTTTTGTCAAAACCACGTCCAGCATCTACGCCACGGCCATCGTCCCAGCCTCGCACAAACTCACCGCGGAGGTCTGGAACGTTAAACGTGCTGCTGCCATCACCAGCGCCGTAAGTTGTGCCAATGATTAGGAACAAAGCAGCAAATGTTGTCCTACTGACTGCCTGTCCATTGCATTTTAAATAACCGCTTGGCACAGTATTAGCTGCCATCATGTGGACCGATCCAGTCGGTACAGCCGCTGGCAAAGCGGTAAAACTTAGGTTTCCGCTGCCATCTGTTTGCAGCACGTCATTAGCGTTGCCATCACTAGCAGGCAGCGTCAGCGTGATGTCAGCAGCCGAATTGGCTGGAGCGCGTACAGCAACAAAGTTGCTGTTGCTGCTGTCCCTAAACCTCAGTGCTTTGCGGTCACGAATGGTGATGCCGTTGCTGTCGAAGTGAGCACGGCGGGTTCCACCAGTAACGATGCTGAATTCATTAGCACTATTTTTAAAGAAACCAGTGTCTGTATCGCCTGTGAAACTAAGCGGCAAACTGCTGACCGTGCCAGCAGGGATCGTGACATTGCCGGTAAACGCAGGACTTGCCTTAAGCGCTAGGCCGAGATTGGTCTCGGACAGCGTGCCAACGGTGATAAACGCAGAGTCCGCAGCATTGCGGATCTTCAACGCATCGTTTGCCGAATCGGCAAACCACATAAACGCTGTGGTGACTGACGGCTCAGACGATCCAGAGTTGTTGCTGAACAGCGCGTCAAAGTTGTTGTTCAGGTCAGCACGGACGTTTGAGCCGTTGTCGTTTTGGATTTGTGCGTCAGCTTGTGCCATTAGCCCTTACCGTGTCCGACAGCGTTCCAACGCACCGTTCGTGATACACGAGCGGGGTTCGCACTTGCATCATAAACCGACACCTCAAATCCGGTAGCGGAGAGATTCTCAATCTTGTAGAACTCGCCAGTGGCTTGGGCATTGAAGATGATGCCGACAGACGGATCTACATAGAACCCATTGCCCGTTCCAAAAGCCACAGACACGTTAGCGCTGGTGCTGGTCGTCACCGTGCCAGACAAGGTGCGGTAAGGCATCAATGCCCTGACGCGCAGCTGGTCAACAGAAATTTGCGCGGTGTTGTCGTTTGTCTCGAACTCAGCTTTTAACTCAAAGGCACGGCACTTAATCTCTGCATTATTGAAATGACGCCAAGAGGTCCAAGTTGGAGAACCTGAAGGGTCATCTTCAGTGGTTCGCACATACATCTTGACGTCACAAGTCGTCGGCGTCGTGCCATCAAAATCAGCAATGGCATCAAAATCGGCAACGCTGTCCAGCCGACTGGCGTTAGGAAAGGACGAGCGGGCGCGTATTGTGCTTTCGAGCTTCAAGCTTCCAACTTTGCTCAGCGTAAATGGATTCCCATTGAACTCATACTCACCAGTCGTGTGCAACACAGCGCCATTCGCTGCCATCTCCAGCTCTTGATCTGTGCTATCTACAAAAAGATTTGTCTTGGTGCCTGGGAACGTTGGATCTTCTGTGGCCGACAAGGCTGAAACCTCTTCACTGCTTTCAAGGTCAGGCTTGGTGTACTCAATCAACGCAAAATTTTGACTTTCACGACCGCCAGAGTCGATGAACTTCATTGAATACGTTCCAGACTTCAGGTCTGCGTAGGCTTCTGTTGCCGAACCTGCGATCTCCTCGGAGATGCTGGTTGAGTTGCTCCAAGTGACGTTAGAGGTATTGGGTGAATGGCGCAGCCTGACGTGACCGCCATTCCGCACGTCAAGGTCAAGAGATTGACGCCAAGTCAACTTGGCCTGCCCGTTGACCGGGATCATGTCAAAATTGATGTAATTAGGATCAGAAAGAGTTGTAATTAGCTGCGGCGGAGCGGTTTTGCCTTGGAGGGTAAATGTGCTAGTTGTAATTTGACTGCCGCGATTTAAGTAGTTTCTGGCCTGCACCTGCACTTGAAGGCTGCCCGCTCGAATATCGCGGATAGTAATCGACGGCGATGCAGTAGTTAGTGTCTCAAAATTGTCATTATCAACACGATATTGAACACGAAATTCACTGACATTAACGCGATCATGTTGCCAGCTAATTGACGCGCCAACAAACACACCCTGACCTGTCTCGTAAAGAAACTCATCTACCGCAATCGCGGTAACTGCATTTGGTATTGCCGAAAGATTAGTAATATCTCGCGTAGTCAGCTGAGTGTCTTTTTCAACTGCGTCGTAAATTGAAGCGTTGTAGGCGGCTGCGCTCACGCCATAAACACCATCCTCTGTTTCAGTAACAGAAAGAACCCTGAATTGCTGAGACTGAAGATCTGATGTTTGCACTAAAAACACTGCGCCAGCCGTCGGTGTCTGACTAAATGCAGCTGTCACGTCAATCGTTGCCGTCCCGTTGGCCTGTGGTTGAATACCACCCGCAGGGATGTCTCGGACTTCAGCAATACCGCTTGGCAACATGACTGTTACCTTTGGATCGTTCGTACTTGTGGCCAAGCTGCCTGACAAGTTTGTACTGTTGTCAACAGTCAGCTGAGTTGCTGTAGCAGAGCGGACACGACCGCTGCGACGAACACCAGCTCTTACAGGGTCTGCAATATCAACAACTTGGCCAGGGCGAACAATAATGCCGCTTTCAATGCCAACAGAAAACTGACAAGTCTCGGTCAAATTCTGCTCTGACAACAAGGTCCATTTGCCGATTCTGTGCGCCTGACCTTGGCTGTAACAACCAACAGCTTTGATGTCCTTGTTGATGATGCCGTGCTTGGCTACAGCATCATGGTCCTCAACGTATTCAAACTCTGTGTCGCCTTGTGTGTCGTAGTTCTGGTATGCAACAGTTGCAACGGTATGGCGAGCTTTTTGGGACGTTCCAGTGTATGTAAACAGCCCGTCGATTACGTTTGATGGGCCAAGTGCATAACTTGAGTCGGTTGGCTTGTCTTGGTTGAGCACTAAAGAACCTGCGCTGTAGTAAGCAATGCCTCTAAAAATGGCTGTCATTTCTTGTATGACGTTATAAACCTCATCGCGACTATTGATCAGCATGTTGAGGCTAAAACGTGGCTCCTGGCCAGCTTTGCCGTCATCAACAAGAGCGTTGCAGTATTGGCTTGCAGAAAAGAAGTCATACTTGTCGAGTGTGTCTTCAGGAATACCCGCGCCATAGCGATCTGAAATCAACAGGTCATACAGACACCAAGCTGGATCGTTTGTCCATGTTGCCGCTTGGAATGTACCGTCCCAAACGCCGGAATATGTAATCCGTCCTAGGTGTGTGGTGGTGTCTACTGTTGCGTTACTTGGAATCTTGACCTTGATCCCACGAATCAAATACTTGCGAGTTGGGATGCTGTTAAACTCGCGAGAATCAAAGCGAAGTGCAACTAAAGCAGAGTTTGGATAACTAAGCTTCTCGTCAACAATTTCAGTAAAGCTCTGAAAGAAAGTAGCACCTTGAATCTTGCTTGTTCCATTGGCGCTCACTCTAAGTACACGAACTTGTACGTTCGTGCTGCTGCTCAACGTAATCATGTAGTCACGCTGATAACGGTTGCTGCTTTTGCCGGTAATAGTGTCAGACCCGCCAGGAAGAACGTCGGCAAAAGTGCCCCCGTTATATGAAATTTGAATCTTGATTTCTACGCTATTGCCAACAACGTCTCCATCGTCTTCGATTTTTTGAAGGCTAGGAATAGTCAGCGTTACGCGAAGACGATCAACATTCGTCCCGGTGACACTACGAGTTACAGGAGTTCCGTTAGTAACTTCAACATTAACTACCCTTTCGACTTGGGTTGATCCAAAATCGCCAGGAATGTGAGTTTGCCCTTGAGTGCCGTTGCGCGTAATAACGGTGTAGCCAGAAAAATTATTACTGCCATCTGCGTTTTGAACTGGTGTGTCGTCAAGAAAAATGCTTTTGTTGCCGTCGTCTAAACCTTGAATCTCTCCTTCGCTAATTAAATCCAGAACATTGGCAAACTGAATCGACTGCAGACTGTCATCTGCCTCGGTAGGTGTGCGACTGCCACCACCACCTTTACCGCCGCCACCACCAGCACCTTGAATGTATTTGGTCTGTGTCATACTTGAACCTGATCTACATCAAGACCGCTGGATAGCACTGCCGATCCAACGAACACTCGTCCATAGGCTATTGGCACAGGTAACCCCTGCTTGGCTGTGTTGACAACATTATTGAAAACAAAAGATTCCAGCTTGGCGGCTTCTCGTCCACGCTCTAATCCAGGTTCAGGCTGAGGTGAAATGGCTTGAGCAATTCCCCCCAGCACCAAAGCGATACCAAGGTTGCCTGCAAAAGCTGCAAATCCACCACCAGCTGCAGCACTAAAACCAACACCTGCACCTTTCACAAGACCGACCCCAGCGGCAGGGTTTGCAATGGCAACAGCAATCAAAGCAGCGCCAACCAATATTTGACCAAGCCCACGACCAGCACCTGCGATTACAGGAGTGATGCTAAAAACCTCCCGATCACTAAAAGGCATCACCAAAGGTGTCATATCTTCCTGAGTCGCCTTTTCCTTGCTGATTGCCACTCGATAGCCAACACCATCTTTCTCACTATCAATCAACCACTTTTCCAGTCCAGGAAAATTGACGCACAATGCCTTGATCGCCTGCGCTGGTGTCGCTACGTCAAACTCAAACCGGCATTGACCAAGCCGTTTACGCAAAGCGCCGTAGACCTTAACGACTTTCATGCCTCAAGGCGCAGGCAGTGCTCTTCCCATAGTAACCGCCATAAAGGTCTCTGCTAGACAGCCTGCCCTGCACATGATGCAGCACTTGCTGATCCCCCATATAAATCGCCGCATGATTTGGTACGGGTGAAACAAGATTCATCAAAATCAAGTCACCGCGCTGCACCTCCCCCACTGGGATTTTATGAAAGCCCTCCTTGCTGAAGTTGTCCAAATACAGGTTTTGACCGTGATCCCACCACTGATCGCGCCGGTCATAGTCACGCAATTCAATGCCGTATTCCCTTGCGTACCAGTCACGCACAAGCGTGTAGCAGTCCACAACGCCGTGAACAAATTCACGTCCCACATACGGCAGCTCGAAACCAGCTGGCTCGCAGTAGCCCCATTCCTCAGTGCTTGGATTGACGATAAACCAAGGCAGTTCTGACTTTTCGCACGCAACGCGATCAGCTGTAGATGGCTCAGGATTCATGATCGGGTGGCTGTGAACAATTGCAATCACCTCGCCTTGGTCCTCTACTTCGTTCCAGCCGCTTAGAACGAAGTGCTCATCAGGTGTTTGAGCAATGTTTTTGCACGGAAAGTACTTACGCCGTCCTTTGACAACAGCAACCAAGCCACAACACTCATGAGGTGCTTCAGCCTTAGCGTGCTCAAGAATCTCAGCCTTTATGACTGGCGATAAACGCATCACCTTGTCAGACCCGCTCCAGGGAACGACCCAAACGGCAGCTCAGCATTATCACCGAAACGGCACTTGCAACTAGCAATTCGCTTGCTGCATACGTCTTGAGCATCGGTCGTCACGCCATTGTTATTGACATCAAATCGAGTGTAATTAACACCGGCAATCGACTTGCCAGGCCCGGTAGAAGGGTTGTAACCACACTCCGGTGACTTGTAAATCCACTGGCAAACGTTGGCAATAACCTGACGTTTAGGCAGTTTTTGACCGGCCAAGTCAAACTTGCTGGCCAGCTCAAATGTCACTGTGTCGCGTGACTCGCTGGCTTTACGGTCGATAAACCAACGTTCCTGAGGAAACTGTGCGTTTGGATCAGGCACGCCACTTGGGTTGCCAACAGTCTCAAAATTGAAGGTGTCACCATCCTGCGTAGTCAACGTGTCGCCATCTTGCGCAATCGCAACGTTCTCAAAGCGAAAGTTGATGTCGTCAAGGTATTTCTTGAGCGTACGGATGCGCCGAACCTCCGCTCCACCAAGGTCATTGCCTGCTGTTGTCGCGTTGACCAACGCGAGCAGCACGGTCAGGGTGCTATCAAGATTGCTGACCGTCAGTGTTGGACGAGGCAGTGTGCCGGTGCTGGTGTACTCAAACCCTTCTGCCTTGATCGGCAGCCGCGTATAAGAATTGCCGTTAAAAACAACGTTGATGTTTTGATTACGGTCGTTTCGACTCATGCCAGCATGAAACCGATACACGTCAGAACTTCCGTGCAAACTGCTGTTCAGACGCAGTTCAAACAACTCAATAACCGCACTAGGCGCAAGCTTCAGCAGCTCGTCGTAAACACTGCTGATCGCAGTCCAAACACACGTTCCATCAGTAACAGTGTCTCCAACGACGTTGGGCCAAACCGGAACACTGTTGCCTGAATTAACCCCAGGTTCTGTCGCTGCTGATGTGCCAGCAGTTGTGCAACGGAAGTTAAGGCCGGTACCCTGCGAAACTGTTGGACGACGAACGTCACCAACAGAAAACGCGGTGCTAGCGGTCCAAGCTGCTACTGCCATTACGGTTCAAAGACTTCGCGGAACGTTGCCTGAATATTGGCAAGGTTTGAATATGGCAGCGTCTTGCTCCAAGAAGGGCAAATCCATTTATACGTTTGGCTGTCATCTGGTGGAGACCAGTCAAACGCTGCATTGTCATCAGCTCTTGCATTGAGGAAGGTCTCAATGGTGTCTGCCTGTGACTCTGTAATGTTCCTCCACTCCAGTGACCATTCCTTAGGGTTTTGATTAAGGCCCATCGTCAACCTGGCCTGGTAGCCATCGCCGAATTGAACAGTCCTGACAACAGGCTCGCTACGCTTTTGCGCTCCGTACGACGGATCAATAGAAGGGAAAGTGGCCATTAGCTTGCAAGTAAGCCTCCAGGACGCTTCTGTTTGATCAGCTCTTGTTGTACTGCAACACCAATAGCTTTGCCCAGCTGACTGGCTTGGCCTGTGTCGCCCTCAACAGAAGATCCAGCGGCGTCAACGTTGACTGTGATGTTGCCCATTGCTCCACCAGAAGCCTCGACACCAAGCTTGCCATTAGCTCCACGACGCAGCGGCATGATCGCTTCAGGGCCGGCCTCGCCCATGAGACCAAAATTCCCGTAGCCACCTCTGGCGTACTGGAAGAACGTAGGCCTGCCAACGATGCCTCCCTTGGCGTAAGGGACGATTTTGTTTCTAGCGAAAGCCATGCCATTGGCAGCCATAAGACTGACTGAGTCGGGCATGGTTGTTGGCGGACCGCCTACACCTCCAATCACAGAACCTTTTGCACTAAGCCCCAGGAAGCTACCGACACCTGGAATCAAACTCAAGCCTTGGAACAGTGCCCGCTTGGCAAAGATGCGAGCAAGGTCCTTGATGATTGAATTAGCAAAGTCACTGAAATTAGCCTTGCCGGTGGCGACAAAGTCAGCAAAAGCATCGCCAAACTCTTGAACGGCCTGGACCCCACGCTCAGCAAGTGCTTGGTTGATATTCAAGGCTTCCTCGAAAATTTCTTTGAGCCCTTGCTTGAAAGTCTCCATAGGACTTTCAGCCTTGTTCATTGCAGCAACAGCTTCTTCAAGTTTTTTGCGTAAATCTTCTGCGTTAATTACACCCTTTTCGACCAAGATGTTGAACTTCAACATCAACTCGTTGACTTTAATTTGATTCAGCTCTTGCTGCAGCTGCTTGTCGTTGAGGATGCCTTGCTCGCCTTTGGCCTTAGTCAGTAGCTCGTTTAATTCAATCTTTGCCTTGGAGAGATTGTTCGCAGTCCTAAGCTCCTCTTGCTGAAGCCTGTTCAGCTGATTGGCTTCTTTTTGAGCAATCCTTGCAAGCTGGACAGATTGCTTGTTAGGCGGAAGCTTCTTGGCTGCGACCCTAGCA